CACCACGGCGGAGCGTGCGTAATGGCCGTTAACTATCAGCGAAAACGAAGCAGTGCCGAACGGTTACTGCATGGTTACGGCACGACCTGGACGATAACCCGGCCCGGCGGGGTTGAAGTGATCGCCGGAGTGGAGGACGCCCGGCCAGAAATCCGCTTCGATGCCGTCGGCGTTCGCAGCGATTACAAGCCCGTAGAGGTGGACGGCACAATCATCATCGGTGGCGACGTGCGGATCGTCTTTACCGCCGATCAGGAGCTGCTGGTGGGCGATCTGGTGGATATCGACGGCACGCAATACCGCATCGTAAACCCGAACCCGGTCAAACCCGCCGATCTGGTGCTGTGTTACCGCGCGCAACTGAGGGCATGACATGAGCGAAAACGCCGCGTTTATGGCTTCCATAAATGCTTTTGTGGACAGGGCGAAGTCCAACCAGGAGACGGTGGTACGCGCTGCCAGCCTGCGCATTCTGGCCCGGCTGGTGCAAATGTCACCCGTGGATACAGGGCGATTTCGCGGGAACTGGCTGGTGGGCTTCAATAACGCGCCGGACGGCACGCTTGCTACGGTCGATAAGACCGGCAGCGAGACGATAGCGCGCGGCTCGCTGGTGATTGAACAGTTTAAGGTGGGCATGACATCGGTTTACTTCACTAACAACCTGCCCTACGCCTACGCGCTGGAAATGGGCCATTCACAGCAGGCGCCCGGCGGCATGGTGCGCATCACCGCCGCAGAGTTTCAGCGTTTTTTTGATGCCGCTGCGCAAGAGGTGCGAACGTGATCCCCGATATCGGCGCGGCCATGAATGCCCGGCTGGGCGCATGGGCCGACGGGCAGCAAATCCCGCTCATCATTGAAAACTGCCAGGCAGACAAGCCCGCAGGCATTTTCCTTGAATCGTTCGACATTCCGGCCACGCCGCAGACGCTCGATCTCGGCCTGACCTGTCACGTCTACAGCGGCATTTTTCAGGTGAATGTTGTGGTGCCGGTCGGCAGCGGAACGGGTGCCGGTCGCGCGCTGGCGCGCCAGGTGGCCGCCCTTTTCCCGGAGGGGCAGAGCGTGCAGGGCGACGGCTTCGCCTGCTGGATAAGCTCCCAGCCCGCCATATATGCGGGCGTGCTTAACCCACGAAACACCCGCTATTCGATCCCGGTAAGCATTCCTTACCGCGCTGACATTTCCAGCTAACCCGGCACCCGCCGGGTTTTTTATTTCCATCTTTCACAAGGAGGCCAAAATGGGCTTTCAACTTCCGAACGGCTCAACCATTCAGGTTGGCTCTGAGTTCGCCGACGAAATCAAAGTAACCGCCGTTTCTAATGCCAAAGGTGCGGTTTTCAGTTGCGAAGAAGGCCACGGTCTGGCCGTTGGCGATGAGGTAATGATCTCATCCGGCTGGCCGCTGATTAACTATCTTCCGGCCCGCGTCTCTCCTGTCGCTGATAACTGGACGCTGATCCCGCAGATTACCGAGCTTTCGCAGTCCGGCGGCGATCAGCAGTACATCCAGATTCAGTTTCTGGAAGATGATCGCCAGCGCAACATCGCAACCTATAAGGCCGCGAAAACGCAAACCATCACGCTGGCGCACGATTCCAGCCTGCCGATTTATGAGGTGCTGAAAAAGGCCGACCGTCGCGGCGACACGATGCCGCTGAAAATGTACGTGCCGAAAGCCACCGAAACCCGTTACTGGAGCGGCACGCCGTCGTTCGACCCGCAGCCGCAGACCGCCGTTAACGCCGTGGAAACGGTACAGGTTTCTATCGCGGTCAAGTCTATGGATATGGCGTTTTACAAGGATCAGGACACCAGCAGCCCAAAGCCTGATCCGGTGGCAGTTACTGGCGTCACGTTGGATAACAAAACGCTGTCGCTGGCACCGGGCGGTAAGGCGCAACTTAAGGCGAACGTAACGCCGGAAAACGCGACTGATAAAAGCGTCGAATGGTCATCCAGCGACGAAGCCGTCACCAGTGTCGATGCCAGCGGTAACGTAACTGCTGCGGCAGACGCAGCGGAGAGCGCCACCGCAACCATTACGGCAACCACTACCGATGGCGGTTTCACTGACTCCTGCGAAGTCACGATCACCCCAGCCAAATAAATACGCGCCCCGCAACGGGGCGCTAAGGTATTCGAATATGACGACTAAATTTGCATTGCACCCGAACCCGATCTTTAAAGCCGACGTGAAGATCCCGCGCGCTGGTGCCGAGGATGGCGTACTGACCTTCACGTTTAAACACTATCCGCTCGATCAACTGGCGCAGATAGAAAAACTCGACGAAAAAACAGCAATCGACTTTGTGGCCGATATTGCCACCGCCTGGGCGCTGCCTGACGAGTTCAACCGCGAAAATCTGGAAATCCTGCTGAACAACTACCCTGGCGCGCTGAAAGCCATCACTGAAACCTACTATCGCGAACTGCTGGGCAACCGCGAAAAAAACTGATCCGGGCTGCGTCTGCGTTCTATACGCCTGACCCGACCGCCGAGGAACTGGCCGCCTTTGGCCTGACGGCGGACGACTTCGACGACGAAGTGATCGAGGTGTGGCCCGACTGCTGGGATGCGTTCTGTATCTTCCAGGCGTGCGCCACACAGTGGCGGGCCGGAGCGAACGGCGCAACTGGCCTTGATTACAACGTCTTGCCGTGGCTGATGAAGCTACACGGCGTAGAGGACGAGGCGGCAGCCCTGCGTGATATCCGCGTGATGGAGCGCGCCGCGCTGAATACGATTTATGAAATCAGGGGGCGGGATGAGTGATATCGCCACAATTTCCCTTCGCGTAAACACCAGCGACCTGGAGCGAGGAAACAGGGCGCTGGACGACTTCCAGCAGACGGCAGGCGGCGCTGCAAAAAAGGCCGACGACCTTAATTCCAGCTTTCGGGCTGGTGCCGAGAGCCAGAAAAAAAGCTCGGCCAGCCTCCGTGAGCAGAAGCAGGAATTACAGGCGCTGCTGAATAAAATCAGCCCTGTAAACAAGGCGCTGGATGAGCTGGACACAATTCAGCAGAACCTCGCTGGTTTTCGCGGCAAATCCCTGTTGAGCCTTGAACAGTACGAGCGCTACAACGAGATTTTAGAAACCACGCGCACCAAATTGCTGGAGACGCAGGAGGCGGAAACCGCAGAAGGCCGCGCGCGACTAGAGCAGGCCAGGGCGGCACAGCGTGCGGCAGCGACGGCGCAATCCTTTGTTGCCTCGTTAGAGGAACAGGTAAACGCCATCGGTAAAACCCGTACCGAACTGATGGAGCTGAAAGCGGCGCAGCTGGGCGTCTCCCAGCAGACGGCACCGCTGATCGCCCGTTTGCGTGAGCAGGACGAAGCCTGGAAGAAAGGCGCGATTAGCGCGGGCCAGTATCAGCAGGCGATGCGCATGTTGCCTATGCAGATCACCGACGTTGTGACGTCTCTCGCGTCGGGAATGCCGGTCTGGATGGTTGCCATCCAGCAGGGCGGCCAGATTAAGGATTCGTTCGGGGGCATTGCCGGGGCGCTGCGGGCGCTAATGACGTTCGTCACTCCGCTGAATGTAGCTATTGGTGCAGCTGCTGCGGTATTCGGAACGCTTACCTACAGCGTGATCAAGGCGAACGATGAGTTCGTTAAGATTCGGGAAAGCATTGAGAAAACCACGGGTCTTAGCGGTGACTTTGCCGACAAGGTGGCCTCAAGCGTTCAACATCTGGCTGACGTGTCCGGCCAAAGCGCCGACGATATCGCTAAGGCATACATAACCACCAAAGACAGCGCCAGCGATGCTATTGGCAAGCTGATCGATGTGGGGATGAACTATGAGCAGGCAGCGGCGAAGGTTAAAGAATACAAGGACGCTTCGAATTTTACCGCACTGAATAACATCATCGCCGACCACCAGCAGAAGGTGGCCGCCCTCGGCGATACCTGGCTGGATGTTGCTGCTAAAAAAGCTAAAGGACTGGCGATTGGCACGCTGGCATTCTCCACTGGTGCAATATCAGATATTCAGATGCGCCAGGACGAGATCAAAGGGGCCAGCGTTAGGCAGCGCGCTCTGCAAACGCAAAAGGATATGGAAGAAGTCCTGAAGGCGAGCAGCAAGCACATCAAGGCCATTACAGATGAAACGGAAAAGCAATTCTATTCGA